CTGAGCCTTGTGTCTCTGACACTGGCGGATGGGAGACTGCTGTCCGTAGGCGCTAGATAGAAGAAAAAGAAAAAAATACCCCTGATGAGTCTTTGAAAAAGATTTAAGGACTATAAATTAAAATATTTTTCTACTATAGAAAATGTCGCTTGAACTATCAGGGCAGGTTGAAATATTACGGCAGATAAATGATCTGGAAGCAAAATTATTAGATCTAGATAAAAGTGAAGATCTAAAATACTTCACGGCAGGAGCTGAATTGAAAAAACAATGGATGTCAAAAGCAATAAGTAAAGAATTTCTCATAAGTCAGTTAGAAGATTTAATAGAACAGGCCAAAAATCCAGAAGAATACAGGGCAAAAGAAAATGCAAAACAAAAAGAATCAAATGCTAAACCTGTGTCTGAATTAACAGATGAAGAACTAGAATTGAGAATACTAATCTATGGAAATGAAGATTTACAAAAGACCTTTTTTGAATTAAAAAGAAATAAAATTAGAAAACAAATAACAGCGGATCAATACAAAGAAAAACTTATTGAACTGGCCAAAAATGCTTCTCCACATGACTTTAAGGCAGTAGAAGGTGGGTCTCGCTATCGGAAACGCAAGCAGAGAAAGACCCAAAAGCGTAAGAACCGTCGTAACCGCACGCGTAAAAATTAGCGGTGAATAAGAGGTTTTTTTATCATGCTCTTTCTGATGCTTCTAAGCATGATGCTCCTTGTCTGCCTATCAAAAAATTGAAACGCCTTATCGCATTAGATATAATTAGACAGGATAAAGAAATAAAATGGCATCTAGCATGAAAACGTCAGCTACGAAGGATTCCAGTAATCGGGAGGCGTCCCTTGTTCGGCTCTTTAATGGAGCGGAACTATCAGATGAGGAGTATGGCTACTTCTCTTGCTCCCGCGAAGCACTAAATGCTCTGCGGGCAAACGCAAATGGGTCTGTAGAGGCTAAGGTCATTGGCGGACTTAACAAGCACTATGACTTTACGGTGGGAGATATTAAGGGGGAACTCAAGCACTCTGTCTCTTCTAAGACCGGAGTTGATAGTCTTCAGTGGCGACCTTGGCAGGATGGTGTTCAGTTCTTACAGGGACAGACAAAGTCCAAGGAGGCTCTTCTCTTTATGGGGGAGTGTGGCCCTGCTCTTTGGTCTGCTTGGTACGAGCAGGAAGTTGCTCCATTTGCCGCTGCGGAAGTTCCGGCTGCTGCGGGTATGACGGCTGATTCATACTTCAAGGTTGCTTCTGGTATGAATGTTACTGAGAAGCAGGCGGCGACTCCTGCTGGAAAGTTCATCTTGGCTCTTCGGGCGGATAAGGCGATGGCTGAGCGTCTTCGTCTGCGCTGGCTTGCCTTTGAGGAACGCTGGATGCCCGAGCACCTTCTCAACCATGTAGCACTGGAGGCCCGTATCCGCAAGATTATTGAGGAAAAGGATGTGTGGGTTGCCATTAACAAGAGTGGGGCGCACTGGATTGAAGGTTTTCGGGTTATTAATCTTGCCTATGAGGGATGTGTCCCTAAGGCAGAGGGTGGGCGTGTCTTCAAGTATCATCTCAATCTTCAGAAGAAGTCTGGCGGGGAGGTTCGCACTCTTCCAATCGTCTTCAAGCTCTACTGGAAGAATGGCGGACAGGCCGTTCAGAACCTCAACTTCATGATTATCTAAAGAAAGAGCAAATAGAACTTTACAAAATTAAACTCTTTTTTATTCATTTAAAAAATTGAAAACCTAGGCGCGGACAACTTTAATTAGGTTATGTCATAATATCCTACTGTACCTTCTTTTCCAATAATAACTACAGAAATGCCTAGTAATGCTGCTGCTCCTCCGTTGCCGTCTAGGGTTATTAAGATCGTCGCAATGGCCGAGCAGGCGGAGGATGTCCTATTTGAGAAGCAGGATGATATCCGCAGTATGGAGTCTAGCTTGGACTATACGGAGCAGCGGCTGGCGGATTTGGCGGATCAGCATGAAAAGGCTCCCACCAAGGAGAAGAAGCACTTTGTTGCTGAGCTCAGTGGACTCAAGGAGCAAATTGCTGGGATGAAGAAGGAACTTGCAGTAGCAAGAGGACAGGCCACAAAGATGCAGCACCGCATCAACGAGATCCGGCAGAAGGCGCGGGAAACTCTGTGGGAGATTCGTGCGGCGGAGGCAAAGAGGTCTGCCTCTAAGGGATGTGGTCACTCTTGATTCCTTTAATAAAAAGAAACGCTGTGGTTTCTTTCCTCTAGCAAAAAGGAGGTTCTTTTTTAAATAAAATTGAATAATTTATTGGCAGAGTAGGTAATTGGCTACTTTCACATAAAACCAGCAAAAATGATGCCTCTTATTGTGGCCGTCGCAATCAATGTTGCCGCAATTCTATACGCTGGATTTCTAGTTTGTCTTCTAAGTATCTTGATCTTCCAGTTCTGTATGGATGGGTGTTTTCCTAATCGCCGCCGGAGATTGTGGTTTTGAAAAATTGAAAAGGGGCGCGGGCCCGATTTTTTGTGGGGTTTCTAAGAATAATTAAGAATGTCATCTTCTCCTGTAACGGTAGTAATTCGCGGTAGTAATGTTCCAGTGACCGGTCCACCAGGTCTGGATCTGGCCTTCTGTGTACAGGCGACGCCCTTTGTAAATTGGGTTTCTACACTTGACAGTGGCCTTGAAGTTTCCGAGATCAAGATTCACGGTGTGGACTACTTTGGAAAGCGGATTGGCTTTCTCAAGTTGGAGGCGGTTACAAAGAGCCACGGAGAGCCCGTGCCGGGCATCATCTTCATGCGCGGCGGAGCAGTTTCCATTCTACTGATTCTTCACTGCAGGGATCAAGGCTGGATTGTCTGTACCCGGCAGGCTCGTGTTCCTATCGGTAAGATGAATTTCCTTGAGCTTCCTGCTGGTATGCTAGATGACTCGGGGGACTTTGTGGGTGTTGCCGCAAAGGAGCTGGAGGAGGAGACAGGCATTCGGCTTACGGCAACAGACCTAATAGACATGACTGCTCTAACCTATGAACCTTCCGGCCCTCAGCATTTGGATGACATTGAGGCTAAGGTTATCCGGGACAAGTCTTCTAAACTGAAGGGAATGTATCCAAGTGCTGGAGGCTGTGATGAATTTATCCGACTCATGCTTTATGAGAAGGCTGTTACACAGGAGGAGTTGGAGGATCTACAGGGAAAGTTGACTGGATGTGTGGAGGAGGGTGAAAAGATTGTGCTGGAGTTGGTCCGTTATGAAATGCTCTGGCGGGTCACTTCAGATGCTAAGGCTCTAGCATCTCTACTCCTCCTTCAGAATCTGACTTTGGCGAAACAGGTGTAGACAGGGCAGTAAAAGAAAATGCGGGTTTTCTTTCCTCAATGAGGTTCTTTTTTTTGATTCGTGTGGGTTAAAAAAATTGATTACTAAAACGCAAGAAATAGTAGTTGGGGTTGTAAACAGCAATCTCGTCTCCTTCGCCTCCAGCAATATTGATAGAAATGGCCTTCGCGTCGCAGCAGCAGATCAACGCAATCGCGGTGGAGAACCGCAAGTTCCATCATCAGACTAAGGTGGACTGGATGAATCGCACAGTGGCGGACCCGCTCTTCAAGTTCTTGGCCTCAATCGTGGATAAGAAGAAGAACAACATCTTGTCTCATCTTGCGGTGAATGCCAAGAAGGAGTACATCCCGACAGTTTCTTTCTTCTGCGTCTACGAGACAGTCTTTGCCAAGAAGATGGGTGGAAGGGAGGATACGAGGCATGACCTGGTTCACGACTGGCAGCGGCCGGGACCTCCTAAGACGGTGCTGGAGTATGTCAAGGATGAGCCAGTCTGGCATCAGACACCCTCTAGAGTTATTCCTGAGGAGTTCTGGCAGTTCGGCGGCAGGGCGCCCGACGAGCAGAATGACTTCTACAAGACGCTTCGGGATGCGGATACGCTCCGCCTTCTGGAGAACCATCTTGGTGACAACTTCTCGTGCCACGTCAGTCGGAAGGTGATGTATCTGCGGCAGCAGTATACTACCTATGAGGTGGAGGTTAGCGTTCAGTTCCACTTGACCAAGCGGCCTGTCTTCCGCAAGGAACAGATTGCGGCGGCTGTCAAGCGCTACGAGACTCGGCAGAAGGCGATTGAGGAGGATAACCGGATGGACCGCTGGAACGAGCTTTATGAGGAGGATAAGAAGTTGGCCGAGGAACTGGAGTCTATCCCGTATCCCTTTACCGGTCTGAACGCCTTCAAGGTTTCAGGTATTGCTGCTCGGCGGAAGGCAATCTACGCTGAGATGTATCCCGAGGATGGGCCGGAGTACGACCGGGATGACATTAACAAGGCAGCAGTCGCAAATCGTCACGGCTTCTAAAGAAAAAATCACAAAAATAAAATAAAGACAAAAATAAAATCTATTTATTTTTTACATAAATAGAATTGAAGGATATAGACTATGGAAACTTGTCTTTTTTGCTTAGATTCCACAACAGCAGAAAATCCTGTTTTGTGTATTAATTTTACAAAATATCCCGATGTGTGTTCTTGTCGTGTCTATTCACATATGGATTGCTGGATGATTTATTATCTTAAAAAAGGTTATTTTGAATGCCCTATCTGTCATACAAAATGCGACCAGCGGCAAGAAGCAACAACAGAAGGGAATATGAGTATTCGTACTGAAAATATTGTATTTCAAATAACAGCTCCAGTACCTCAAATCCATGTTCGTGAACGTCCTTCAGAAGTAGCTCTTCGTTATAATACTCTTTGTTGCGTATGTGGATGTTTCTGTTGTCTTGGAATCATTTTTATCTGCTTATTTGTTCCTATTTTCATATATTTGAAACGTTGATCTAGAATAAATATAAAGTTTGTACTAAAGAATATATTAAGATGGAAATAAAACCTAACCCCGTGCTGGTAGGAACTAGTTTATTTTTAGCTTTACCCGGAGTTCTTTTTATACAACGAGCAGAGTACATTCAAGCTTCACTGTCTTTTTTATGTTGTCTTTTTTCTATTCTTTGGCACGCCACCAAACCTCGTTATAATTCAGTTCTTCTAGCAGATAAGATATTTGCTAATTCTACTGCTTTACTTGCTGTTCATACTGCTGCGAAAGGGCTTCCATTATCTATAATTCCTACTTCTGTGTTTATTGGTGGAGCATATATTCTTTATCATTATGGCCATCAACATAAATGTTTTTTGTGGTCGTCTGATTTGATAGTTTCTACGCGGTGGCACACCATTCTTCATATTGGAAATGGACTATTGGGTGTTTGGATAGTTCTGCTAATTAAAAAAATTGACACTTAATTTTTCCTACATATTATGCGGGAGTAAGAATGTCTTTTGTAATTGAAGCCCGTATGGACGCAATTAAGCGAATGACTAATGAGAAGCGTGCTCAATATGAAGATGAGATTGACTACATCACGGAAAAGATTGAACGCTTTAGTCGGCAGATGACATCCGACCAGTGCGCAGATTGGTCCCATTTGCTTAAGTTCCGGCAGATGCAGCTTGCTTTGGATGATTTGGCTCTTGTTACTCTAGCAGGGGTCGGAACGCTTGATACTAAGAAGATGATGGATGATGCTCTAGAAACGATTCGTCTTTATCATGCTTCGTGTAAGGAGCGTCGGGTCCAGCAGATTCCAGTAAGGCGACCTGATTCTCCATATGTTCGTACAGAAATCTTTATCCCATGCGAAAGTTGTCAGCCAGTTCATGATACTGGTGGGGCGATGCTTGCTACTCTTATGCGGCCTGGCGAAGAGCATGTTTCAATTCCCATGATTGTACATCCGCAGGAACATCGCTGTTACGGAGAGATGATTTACAATTGGCAGGGGTCCTACTTTAGATGTGATGATGATGATGACCCTGATTGTCCACAGTATAAACCTGTGAAACCAGCAGATGAAGATCTCTACGCTTAGTAGGGAATGCGTGTCGGCGTTATAAATATGTATCCTTCTCTAACAGGCGCAGAATTCATTATAAAAGCATTAGATAAATTAGGTCACTCATCTTTTTTACTGAAAGGGGATGAATTCTCTGAAGAAGATCTCTTTGCTCGGATTAAAAAATCTCCTATAAAGAACTGGATTTTCAGTGGGTCTACTTTACATATTCATGAAGGAGGCCCGCAAGTTCCTTTGGACATTTTAAAGTTGGACAAGCATTTTTTGCTAATTTGCTATTCTATGGAATCTCTTATTACACGTATCTGTAAATGCGAACATCATCTGAAAGAAAGATACACCCATAAAAATGAAATTTTTCATATGAAGCGGCCTGCTTACTGGCTCTTTGATGAAATCAAAGAAGATATGGTCTTGCGCCGGAATCATCACTGGTACATTCCAGCAGGACTTCTGCCTGTTCATGAGATTGCTTCCTACAGAGGTGAACTTATGATTGCTGGATATAAGAATTGTCTTATGATGCAGTTTCATCCTGAGAAGTCAGCTGATGGATTAAAGATGATTGCGAATTGGCTTGGCTTTTTCCCAAAAAAATTGAATAAAGGGCTGCCAAGAGAATAGGGTGGGCGCAGCAAATATCGGTAATCAAACACAATGGCAACTTTCATCAATGAGCAATCGGAGGAGGATTTTGGGTCCGCAATGTTTTCCTACACGTCACATACGATGGGCAAGCAGGAGGAGCGGAAGAAGTCGGATCGGAAGACTGGGAAGGAGCGGCGGAAGGGGGAGAAGACTCTGCGATATGGAGCATACGCGGAAAAGGCGGAGAAGGAGATGCCTTCCATTAACACTATCTGGTGTATTGGTCGCGCCGGTCACTGGGGAACTCCTATGCTGGATGACTGTGGTGTTCTCATCCGGCCCGATTATTGCGTTGATTGTCAGCACAATGATGATAAACTTATTGTGGAGAAGAGCAAGCCTACTTATCCTACGGAGGATGAGATTGCGTGGATGTCTGCTATGGAGTATCAGTTGGATATGATTGAACTTGCGGAACAGCGGTTTCGCCTGGATGAAGAGCAGCGAATGCTTGAGAAGATCAACCGAATGCGTCTAATGAATCTTCTGCTGGAGTCTCTAAAGATTACTAATGAGGATCCCTATGATAACTACATTCCCGAGATTGATGACGACTTTGATTTCTAAAAAATTGAGGCCTACAGGATATAAGAATCAAAGCAGGTCTGTGAAAATGAACAAGGAATTTGTTGAAAAAAATTATGAAATTGCCCTACTGGCTTCTATCTTTCTATATATCATCTTTCCAGTCTACATCGTACTGTTCCTTATCTGTTCTATTGTTGCACTGGGACGCGGTCAGTTGTACAAGGATAGACTAAAGGAATTTCTAAAGACCCTTTCTGATGCCGAGTTTCCAGCAGTAGAAACAGAGATGCCTCCAATTGCGCGGGCTCGGTCAAATCGTAAGCGCAGAGGTTCGCTCAGCTAAATGTGGAAAATATTCTTCATAAAAATAGATGTGGCTTTCAGAAAGCCATTGCGTGTTATTACTGATTTTACTTTTTTTTATCATTTGGCTAGAAGCAAAACACTATGCCTATGTAGAAACATTTGGTCTATCTGAAGATTTAACCCGCATTTCATACATTGCATATATTACTTTTATCTTTGGATTCTTTGGACCTATTGTGTGGCTGGCTTTCTTATAAAAAAATTTGATGGTAAATTAAATATGAGCAATTTATGAGCTTAAATTGTAATAAATCGTAATAAAATGACTACAATCTATGGAGGTATTGTTCTAAACGGAGTGGAAACTCTCCGAAGAGAAATTGCTTCAATTCAAGAAATACTTGCTATGAAAAATGAACGTCTTCATGAGATGGAGTCGTTTCTTATTCGGCTTCAGGGAAGGCCCTCTTCAATCTCATATGAGCCTGAGGTTCTAGAGGCTTCTATTGATACAATTCCTGTAGTGGAGGAACCTATTGCTATAGTGAATTCTCCGCCAAAGGGAGACCCTATTCTTTCTAAGATGAAGGATAATGAGGTTCTTAAAATCTTCTATAAGGGTGAAGTCATCAGTACTGGAATTCTACATTTTGAAGCAAAGGAAAAGAAGGGATACTATGTCCTTGATAAAGATGATAAAAAGAAATACAATACTTTCAGTAAGTGGTCTCTTGCTAGAAAGAAGGAAAAATATCCCAAAGAATGGGCAGATAAGAAAACAGATGATGGAAAAAGATCGGTGAACTGCTTTCGGGATGGAAAGTGGATTAAGTTGGGTGATCTTTCTTAAGACTTAAACCTTTACAGCGTTAAAAAGAATATCATGCCTTCTCAGCCGGTTGGAAAGCCGCTTGTTGCCGAAAATGATAAGGAGCGTTGCTCTGCGACTACAAAGGAAATGACCCGCTGCCAGTTGGCTAAGACAGAGGCTCATTTTTGCTCTGTTCATGCGACTAAGGTAGTGAAGAAGGTGGTGGTTGCTCAGCCTGTAAGGAAGATGGTGACCCGCTCCGCTGCAAAGTAGATTTTGGTGGAGTTGAGGGATTATCAGCGCACTTCGCACATATATTTGTGAACATTAGTTCATTTATCTCTTCATCATCCAGACCCGTAATAGAAATTTGTTCTATAGGATTGGAACAATCCCTACAGAATGAATACACCGGAAGTTCTTCCTCTTCATCTTCATCCACTGCTTCATCATCTTCACTTCCTTCTGCCCAATAACAAGCATCACAAATTGGCGCAGTTGTTGTTTGTTCTTCGTCTTCCCAGCAGAAATTTGTACGATCTTCACTATAAGGGGGTAAATTAGGATTATATCCTGCGATTTCATTAAATTCTAATTCTACATGACAGAGATGACAACTCATTTTACTCTGCTACTATTTCTTCTTTTGAATTTAGGGGGTCAATTTTTTTTAAAAAATTTGAGGGCATGGGGTTGCAGGAAAAAAGCAGGGATGCCTCTTCAAGACGTACTTTCTTCATGGAATATTAATACAGAACGTATTGCGGATATTAATGATATTCGTATGCGATTCCTTCCTGTCGTAGCAGAGAAGAAACTTAAGGGAAATCTAATAGAGTTTGAAAATATTAGCGGTAATGAAAAATACAGAGTTAAGTATCGGTCTTTGATTAGCAAAGGTTCTAATGGAAGGATTTATGAGGGATATCGCTCTACAAATCGGGGCTCTGGTTATACGCCACTTGTTGTCAAGAAGATTAAATGTTGTCTAAATGCGCTGCGTGAATGTGCGGTTCAAGCAATGGTCTATGATTGTCTGCCTGATAACTGTCCACGAATTTATAATGTCTTTCGCTCAAAGAATAATCTATGGGTTTTCATGCAGGATCTCCGAATTTCTACTCCTAAAATACAGACGTCTCCTCTTGTCCGTTGGTTATACTGGATGTACACATCATTTAAAGGAAATAAGGCACTTGCTATTAAAGATATTATTGGACGTATATTCTCAATGTTAAACGACCTTCAGAAGAAACATGTGTTTAAACATGGAGATCTTCATGTTGGAAATATTTATATTCATAGTAGTTTGAATGAAATTAAAAATGTGTATTTGCTTGATTTTGGATATTCAATGATAAAAGATACTGGGTCGCATAGTTCTTCCCCTTATTGGCTAGAGTATAAAGATGGAGTTGATTGTGCTATCCTATTATGGTCGTTACATAAGATTTCAGAATTTTGCGATAGTGTTTCTTGGGAACTTCTTAATTGGGTTTCTCAGAAACTTATTCTAGCAGATGGATTTGATTTGAGTAAACTCAAAACATCCGCAGATCTTTATAAGAAGATTGATGCTCTTTCTGTTGAGGAACTTGCTCCTTTGCGAACTGAGACTATTTCTCGTGAATTCTTCTTTCTATAAATAAAAAATTGACTACTATTTTTTGCTGTTTAATCTGTACGTGTTGATAAGAATGAGTAATTTTCCCAAGTATTTTGCAATCTACCGTCCTGCGGAGAATGGTTATCAGGTCCTCTTTATGGATACGGGCAAGTTTCAGGTTTTGACGAGTAATGTTTCAGATGGCGTCTGGTATAATGTAGGCAAGAGCAAAGATTATCCGCAGGATGATTGCTTTCAGGTTGTGCGGCCTTCTGCCTCGGAAGGAAAGGAGGTTTATTATTGGTCAACAGGATTTGATCTTGTGCGAAATGTGCCAAAGTCATGGCCTAAGGGGCCGGTGGTTCGCTATCCCATCTTTCAGTTTCTAACACCTCCTGTGGGTCTCAGTCACACTGTCATTCCAGCAGTTGCTTCGGGGGAGATGGATACTAAGTGGGCCTCTGCGATGAAGGTAATTAGGGCGGCGGCTGTACTTGAATATCGGGAGTTCAAGGATATGCCTGGTCTATTGTATTCTTCTGTACCTCCTGTTGCTCCTGTACCTCCTGTTGCTCCTGTACCTCCTATGCCTCAGCTTGAGGATGACGGTGATTTTGCTGACGATGAGATGCCTCCGCTTGAGACAGGCACACCCGAGAAGATTCATTGGGCTTCTCTTGAACTTCTAATGGATGCCGCAAAGCGAATCTGGTGGCAGGGCTGGCGTGCGGACGGACCTTTTCGCAAGCGTGTACGGGTTCTTGATCTTGACATGCTAGAGCCTATGGAGTTCCTACACTATCTTCGTCTGGTTTCTTCAATAAATACGCGCGCTGCTACTTCCGGTAGTAAGCACATTGCGCTTAAGTTCACTTCTGAGGAGATGGAGAAGATGAAGACTGTAAACGCAGAGCCTGTAATTCGGGATGAGATTGTTGCCATCATGTCACAGTATCTAGTTTAAATTCTATACATCAAATAAAAAAAATTGACCTATTATTTTTTATGGATATACTTAAAGGTCAACGTAAGAAATAGGTAATCAACAATCTAAGATGTCGGCTTCTTCTGTAATTCCGAATGAGTTTCTGTGCCCTATCACGGGCGAAATTATGATGGACCCGGTCAATGTGTGTGCGGAGGGCCACATCTTTGAGCGGGCTGCCATCAATCAGTGGTCTGCCACCCGTAACAACTGTCCCACCTGCCGTACTCCTCTTGGTTCACACAGGCCCGAGCGCCATCTCAAGCAGGCTATTGCTGATTGGTTGATGGCACATCAGCAGGCTGGAGGAGGTGGCCGTATGACACCACCTTTCAAGGATGGTGCGGTCGCAGTGAAGGCTGAGACTTTTAGCGACGAGGGAAAGAGCTTTCTACATCTGACAGTGGAGACAGATCCTTCTGGTGGTAAGCAGGGCGGTGTCTTTATCATTGGTCTTGATAACTCAGGCTCAATGGCTGAGCTTGTTGATCCCGAGAACAAGGAGGTCTTTTACACACGGATGGATTTGGCTAAGCACACCATTAACTCTGTGGCAGCTTTGCTAGGACCTGAGGATTCTCTAGCACTTGTATCCTTTAGCACACAGGCCAAGATTGTTATGGATCCTACCATTATGGATGATAATGGTCGTGCTAAGCTAAAGACACTTCTTACTACTGTAAATGCGGATGCTTCCACCAACATTGATGATGCCATCCGCACCATGATGAGTATTGCTAATCGCCCCGAGATGAAGGATCGGGCTATCTTTGGTGCTCTTCTTACAGATGGAGAGGAGACTGTGATTCCTTCGCCCTCTGGTACAGTCAAGGCTCTTTCTCGTCTGAGTATGAAGAATCCTTGGATTCTCTCCACCTTTGGTTTTGGCTATCAGCTTAACAGCATTCTGCTGACACAGCTTGCCGAGATGCCTCTTTCTGGAGGTGGCTCATTCGGCTTTATTCCGGATCTGACAATGATTGGAACAGTCTTCATTAATTGGGTGGCTAATGCGATGGTTACTGGTACTCGGGATGCTGTCATTCACTACGCTGTAAATGGGGGATCTCAGGTTGGCATTCATACTGGTCCTCTTGCCATTGGCCAGCCCCGCGACTATCTCGTTCATATTCCTGCAGGTGCTTCTGTAAAAGTCTTTGCTGGAGGGGCTGAAGTTGTGCCTGTGGATTCTGCTAGTTCTGAGTATCCTCTGGCTCTGACAATGTATATTGCGACAATGGAGCAGGTTATTGCTATGTCTGAGGCTGGGCGAACTGATGGAGCATTTGTCCCTCTTTCACGGGTAGTTCAGCGGTTTGCTGATTCTATGGATCCCCGTGTTAAGGCTCTTCTGCTGGATATTGAGTCTGCTGATCCTTCGGAGGGCCAGATTGGTATGGCTCCACGTTACTGGGAGCGTTGGGGAGGCCACTACATGCGTTCCTACCGTCGCGCTCAGCAGATCCAGCGTCGCCTGAACTTCAAGGATCCCGGTTGTCTTATTTATGGCGGTGATGAGGCATCGCTCTTCGGACAGTGTGTTGCTAAGGGGGAGGAACTCTTCATGACGCTAGATCCACCGCAGCCAACGGGTTCTTCGCGGGGCTATGGTTCTTCTAGCAGTGCTGCTCCTGCCTATGATCCGGCCTATCTGTCTGCTTATCTCCGAACTAATTCGCAGGCGGCTCAGTCTGGCGGTTGCTTTCACGGGGAGAATAATGTCTTGATGGCAAATGGTAGCTTTAAGCAGATTCAAGCAATTATTCCTGGTGATGTGGTTTGGACAATTGAGGGCCCTGCTTCAGTGATTGCTCGGGTAACAATTGGTCATGGCGCAGCAACTTCTGTAATGATGAGCAAGGTAGGAGACTGCTTTCTGACTCCTTACCATCCTTATATGGAAGGTGCTGTTACTTGGGTGTATGGCGCAGATACAGTTGGGCAGCAGGCGTGTCCTGTAGGAACAGTCTACAATCTCCTGCTAGATAAGGGGCATGTGATTAATATTGGCGGTGCTACTGCGTGTACTCTAGCACATGGTCTCAAGGGTCCTGTTATTGAGCATCCCTTCTTTGGTACTCAAGCTGTTGTAGAGGATCTTAAGAAGTGTTCCGGTTGGTCTGTGGGTCTCCCCGTTTACAAGAATCTCCAAGTAAGGCGGGAGAACGGCGTTATTGTGGAGTGGTTTGATGCTCCGTAAAAAGTAGGGGGATGTCCAAGGAACTATCCAAACATAAAAAATATAAATCAATGTATGGCCAGAATGAACTTTTCTGGGGTTTAGGTATTGAAGAAGAAACTTATTTTACAATTTAATAAATTAATTTTTGTTTCTACTCCGCTTATTCGGGACCAACATACTGAGGAACGTTACTCTGTAAATTATTATTTGTCATATAAACTAGACTATAAAAAAGCATTTGAAAAGGTATTTCCTGATGCGTCTGGTTTTGTAGGAATGCCTCTTTTTATTAATTCTCATTCAATGAGCAAATTAAATACAGATGGCATTCATGAGACAACTTATGAGAAAGTTCCTAAGCCTAATCCGAAATTTAAAGGAAAAACCTTTTTTGCTGAACTTCAAGAATATTGCTCTGAAATATTTCTTGATGAATATGAAAAGAATTTTACTTTTGACGGGGATTCCATTGAATTTATGACATTGGGGTTTTATAAAACAACGGCTAAATCTGTTATTGAAGAGCTTGTCTCATATAAAAAGAAATTCCTTCAGAAAATTAATGCCTTTTTAGTGTTGAAAAAGCGATGGAAGGATAAAGGATTATTAGAATATCCTCAGCGGAATCCTGGCTGGGCTGTTTATTTTAGTAATCCACGGAATATTGCCATGTTCAATAATGGAACGTATCATATTAATATAACACTTCCTTCTCTGCTAGGAGCAAAGGATGCCGGGTCGGATACTCCACCGCCACTTTTACATCCCGAGATTTTTAGACAGCAGCACAAACAAGCGATTTTATTATATCAATGGATGGAACCTCTTCTTATTGCTGTCTATGGATCACCCGACCCTTTCTCAGCGTACTTTCCCGATTTTGCGAAAGGATCACAGCGATGTGCGATAAGCCGATATATTGGCATTGGAACATATGATACTGAAATGATGCGTGAAGGTAAGGTTTTAACTCTTGAAATTGAAAAAATACGTGCGTCTGAAACTCCCTATTGGTGGTATCGGCGATTTCATGAAACATCTGCCTATAGAGGATTAGATAAGATAGGGCTTGATATTAATTATAAGAAACACTATAATCACGGAATTGAATTGCGTTTCTTTGACTGGTTTAGTGAAGATAAACTAGAAGAATTGATAAAATTCTTGGTATGTCTAGCAGATTGTGCTCTTACACGAGGAGAATCGGATGTTCCAGCAATGAGTGAAACGTGGAATGATTTAGTGTTAGGTGTTTTTAAAGATGGGGCTGAATTCATAATGACAGATGAAATGACCGCAATGTATGAAAAAATTCTTGGAATTCAACTACCGGAGGTTGTATCTGTTTCTGCTGGATTTATGCTTATTTCTAAAGAGATTATCCAGTTTTATCGTGGAGGAGTCTGTTCTAAAGCAATGCTACAGGCATAGTATAATCGCCCTGGATTCTTCCTTGGCGTAGATAACATGGGTCAAGAGCATCAATCGCCGGCTTATCTTCATTGCTTGTTAAGATAATAATAACATGCTTATACATAATTAGGTCATCAAAGAACGTATTATATGTTGACTTATTATTAATTTGTGTTGTAATATTCTTATGTTTCTGAACTAGTCCTTCATTAATTTTACGGATAAGAGTGTTGATTTCTTCCAAAACAATAACTGTCGGTGATTCTTCACAGGGGTCTGAGTCTCGGAGAAGAAGATGTAGGGTATCTCCGGGGTCGGTAGGATTGAATGTGTGACAGAATGTCCCCTTCAACTGCTTGGCTACCAGCAGGCCAATTGTGCTCTTACCTGCTCCTGAAATACCATGGATGAAGAAGACTCCGCGTTTTGTTTCACTGTACTTCTGGCAAATATCTTTTACGATTTCTTTCTGCTGGCCCTTCGGCTCTAGACCTTGAACATCAAGGCGTAGAGCTGAATAATAAAGATTTGTATATTCTCCAATACGACTGTAAATCTGAAGAGGACGTACTTCTTCCGCCGCAAATTCCGTAGATTCCAGTGATTCTGCGGGTTTTGAGGATACGAAAGCGGAAGCAATTTTCTCGGATTCAA